TTGCTGTATATCTATCGGAATACAACAGACAAACTACCTAAGATATGGGACACACAGCTAGCTGAGTATTTGCTTGAGGGTCAACGTGAAATGTATCCATCTCTTGATGAACTGACGGAGAAATATCGTGGAACAGATGAAACAAAAGATGAGCGTATTAAGGAGTATTGGAAACGAGGTGTGGATACTGATGAAATTCCACCTTCAGAGTTACTCCCGTACTTGGAGAAGGACGTACAGAATACTGCGTTCATCTTTAAGGAGCAAGTTAAGGGAACTAAACTACTCGATATTCAAGCGTTAATGAACGTGCAGATGGACGCACTGCGTGCAACTATTGAGATGAATCGCAATGGTATGGCAGTCGATTGGGACTACTTGCACAAACAGTGTGACGCATATGGCAAAGACATTGAGCAAAACCTAACCGCTATTAGTAGCATTGCACCTGACCTTGATGCTAGTAGTCCAAAGCAACTGTCGCTGTACTATTTCGGTGGCGTTGAGAAGGTACGTGAACGTGTGCCTACCACACCTAAGAAAGATGGTACGCCACGCACTAAGTGGGGTGAGGTTGAATATGTACGAGAGGGTAAGTATGCACCATTCAACGAGGTAGGTAAGGGCGGTTACTACAGTACAGATGACTCTGTGCTACGCAAGCTAACCGACAAGGGGGATGAACTTGCACCGCATATTCTTTCATTACGTAAGAACAGTAAGATTAAGGAGACATATTATGAAGGGCTAAACAAGCTACGTTTCCCAAGTAATCTCATCTATCCTAACCTAAACCACACAGGCACTAAGACAGGTAGGCTATCTAGCAATAACCCAAATCTACAGAATCAAACAGATGAGGGTGATGTTAAACGTGCTTACGTCAGTCGCTATGGTAAGGATGGTGTTATACTAGAGCTAGACTATTCGCAACTAGAGATGGTTGCGCTAGCGTACATTGCTGACGACCAACAACTGATTGATGATATTAATAACGGCAGGGATATGCACCGAGAACTTTACAAGGAGATGTATGGACGATACCCAACAGACAAAGAACGCAAACCATTCAAACGATTCAGCTTCCTGCTGGTCTATGGTGGTGGAGCAACTACTCTCATGGCGCAGTCAGGATGTGACAAGCCAACTGCACAACGATTCATCCGAACATTCTACAATCGTTACCGAGGAGTTAAGGAGTACCATGAACGCATAACCAAAACTGCAGAAGCATTTAAGAGCGTAGTATATGACCCTAAGACTAGTGGGCCTAGACATTACTATACTAATATTAGCCCAACTGGTAGAAGGTATATATTCCACACCTATTACAACGAGTACAAGAAAGACTATACTTTCAGTCCTACAGAACTAAAGAACTGGCCTATCCAAGGTTTTGCTACTGGCGACATTGTGCCAATGGCTGTAGGTTCGTTGTTGCGTGCACTAGAACGTGCTAACCTAAGTAACAAAGCACTACTAGTAATGACTGTGCACGACAGTGTGGTACTTGACATACCTAAATATTTGTTGTATACTGTGGCTTCCATCGCTAAGAATGTACTTGAGTCTGCACCAAAACAACTGAAGACATTCTTTAATATTGATTTTCCATGTAAGTTATCTGTCGGCGTAGAGTACGGCAGTAATTGGCAAGACAAAAAGGAATTAAGTTTATGACTGAAGATGAAGAAGATGATATATGGGATGCATTTGTTTGTCGAGAAGTAACCTTATTAAAAGGTGGTTATAAGAATCAGTATTCATTGCGACAAATATTTAAGTACAATGAAAAAATTTACCAAGTCAAAGCAAAAAAAGTATACGAAGAAACAGACGAAATCATCTGTCCCTTGGAGCATACGTTTAAATTGGCTTGGCGTGGAGTTTACGACAACATCGAAATTAAGGAGTTGAAGGCATGAGCTATATCATTGAGAACGTTACTAATAAACAAGTTAACACGAAGTTTGGCCCCAAGCCAGCTTACTCTGTTAAAACTGCAGAAGGTTGGTTTAGCTATGGCTTTAAGAAGCCAACGTTCAACATCGGTGATGAGGTTGACTTTCAGTATACTGAGAACACCTATGGCAAGAACATTGACCATGCGTCTGTACGTATGATTAATAAAGCACCTGCTGGAGCTGCTCCTGCACCTGCTGCAGCATCCGCTGCACGACCTGCGTTTGCACAGAAAGTATTTCCTATTCCATTGCTACATGGTGACCGAGCCATTGTACGTCAGAACTCTGTAACCAATGCCACTAAGCTGGTTGTAGAGACGAGTGGTAAAGGCAAAACTCCTGAAGAACTTGCAGAGCAAATCATCAACGTAGCACGTATGTTTGAGGCATATAGCTGTGGTGACCTTGAAGCCCTTGAAGCGGAGAAAATGAGTGAAGATGCGTCCCAAGATTGAATCTCTTGTAGATGACATTTACGAAGTAGTAAAGGGGGCGAAAGCCCCTGCTACTAGTAACAACAACGTGAATGTTAGTTACGACAAGTGGTTTACTCCACGAGACAAACAACGTGAGGAGAAGGTGCTCTACTTTAGTGAGGTAGGTGACCCATGTTTGCGTCGTCAGTGGTTTAAATATAATCAACCCGAACAAGCAGAACAATTGGATGGCAACACGTTGTTAAAGTTTTTCTACGGAGATATTCTGGAAGAACTTGTGCTACAAGTTGCTGAAGATGCTGGTCATGAAGTTACTAATAAACAAGAAAAGGTTGTTTATGAAGCTGATGATGGTTGGATAGTACGAGGGCGCATTGACGCCATTATTGACGGAGTAGTTGTAGATGTTAAAAGTGTCACCAAGTATTCAGAAGAAAAATTTAAAAAGGGATTGGTTGAAGACCCGTTTGGCTACTATCAACAGTTGAACGGCTATGCATCTGCTCTTTCTAATGATTCTGCTGGGTTTGTTACTATTCAAAAAGAACTAGGTCATGTCGGGTACTACCCTATTGAAACTCATAGAGGATTGTTTAACACCCAAGTTAAGCATTCTATTGAAGGCGTGTCAGAGAAATCTTTTGAAACTCTACCGGGCTTTGCCCCTGTTGCGCAGTCTGCTACTAGTAGCAATACAAAGCTGTGTGCGTCTTGTAGCTATTGTTCGTACAAAAAACAATGCTTTCCACAGATGCGTACTTTCTTGTATAGTAGTGGGCCTGTCCATCTTGTTGATGTTGTGGATACTCCACGTGTTCCAGAGGTAACCAATGAAGATACTAGTAATACCTGATTGTCAAGTTAAAGAAGGCGTTCCAACAGAGCACCTTACTTGGGCAGGAAAAGCTATGGTAGAATACAAACCAGATGCCATTGTGTGTCTGGGTGATTTTGCCGACATGCCTAGCCTGTCTAGCCACGACACACGAGGTAGCAAATACTTTGAGGGGTTGCGCTACAAGAAAGACGTAGAAGTCGCTAAGAGTGCTATGCAGGAGATGCTCAAGCCTTTGCGTGACTATCAATCTAAATCTAAGCGTAACAAAGAGAAAGCATACAAGCCACGCATGGTGATGCTCATGGGTAACCACGAGAACCGCATCAATCGTGCTATTAATAACAACCCCATGCTTGAAGGAGTGATAAGCACAGATGACCTTTGTTATCAGGCTGATTGGGAGGTGTACGATTTCCTTCACCCCGTATTCATTAATGGTGTTGGCTTCAATCACTATTGGCCTGTCGGAGCACTTGGTAGACCTGCTTCCTCCCCTAATGCTATTATTAGTAAGCTACATATGTCTTGTATTGCAGGGCATCAACAGGGGAAGTCAGTGGCCTATGGTAAGCGTGCGGATGGAACTGCTATATGCTCTATTATTGCCGGTAGTTATTATATGCACGATGAAAGCTACATGGATAAGCTCAGTAATCGGCATTGGCGTGGGCTAGTGATGCTACATGAAGTGCAAGACGGAGCGTTTGACGAGATGTTTCTTAGTGTAGAATATTTAGGGAGAAAGTATGGATGAAGTACCACGACAAACTACTACGAGTAACTGCTATCATAGAGGAGAACTACGATGACCCGGCTGAACTTATAACACTACTTGGACTATCTGTGGAGGACATTATGAAACTACTACCTGATGTCTTGGTTGCAAACTACAACAAGTTTATGGTGGATTATGACGACATTGAGGAAGACCCATCTGAAGAAGACGAAGAAGACGACGGAGTTGGAGAAGATTGGGAAGAAGAGGAAGAAGACAGTTATTAATAACGCATTTGAAGACGAATCATTTTTGGAGGTAAAGGAATATGTTTATGGAGAACTTCTTGAAGACTACGAACACGATGATAGAAAGAACGCTAGCCCTGTACGACTTCAGCAAAACTGAAGAACTAATGAGCAAGCTAGGATGGAAATGGGCTACTGGTGTAGACACTATGGGTGATGGCATTCCTACGCAACACGCCATGTGGAAAATGGCACGAGACTTGCTTATGGAAGCTTATAACCGAGAAACTACACTTTCATCAGGCGGCTTTGAAGCTCGCTATGAGAATGGAGAGTTGTCCCTACGTTTCATCCCAATAGAAAGCTATACTAATAACATGGATTTAGAAGAGGATGAAGAAGGCGAAGTGGAAGTGAGTGGTGTTCCATATAAGGTTCCAAAGTCATCTGTCAAAGCTCGCAAAAAGAAGTAAGTTTCCTTCTTGAACATAGGTAAAAACATGGGGGGCAATACCTAGGTATGCCCCGCTATGTTCAACAGTCGAAAGGAATAGTGATGGCTAGTTGGTTAATTGCAACAATTGGATTTGTCTACTTACTAGTAGCGTTTGACTTGTTTGTCAAAGGGCAGGTAGGGCTTGCCATTGCTTTCTTGGGCTATGCGTTAGGTAATGTAGGTTTATATATGGAGGCTGTGTGAGTAAAGTAAAGCTAGTGTGGGCAACACCTGATGGAGAACGTTTGATAGCACATATGGCTAGGGTATCTAATCCTATTAATCAGGGGCTTGACAAACCCTATGAAAAGTTGGTACAATATCTCATCAAACACAACCACTGGTCGCCATTTGAGATGGTTAATGTATGTATGGAAATCGAAACGACACGTGACATAGCGCGACAAATGCTACGCCATAGGTCATTTAGTTTTCAGGAGTTTAGTCAGCGTTATGCTGTAGCCGATGGCTATGAGTATAGTGAAGCACGTTGGCAAGACCATGAGAACAGACAGAATAGCATTCCCATACAAGACAAGAACCATCAGGAATGGTGGCGTATGATGCAGGAACGCATCGTTAAAGAATGTAGGCTTGTGTACGGAAGAGCAATTGAGCATGGCATTGCAAAGGAAGTGGCACGGAAATTGCTACCTGAAGGGTTGATTACTAGTAAGATGTACATGAATGGTACGTTGCGTAGCTGGATACACTATATCCAAATACGTACAGATGAAGCAACACAGAAGGAGCACAGGGATGTAGCACTGCAAGCCAAGGAGATTATTAGTAATGAGTTTCCTTTGATTAAGGAGTATTTGTGATAAGCGAGACAGATGTAAAAGATTGGGATATTTTGCCTCTAACCCCTTTACACGAGTTAGAAAGTGGCTCTTTTTTAAAGACTCAAAATGAAGAGCTATTTCAGTTTGTGCGCGTTGAAGGCGCATATGCTCTGTGTAAAGACCAGTTTGGTGTGAGTACTCACATTGGGGCAATGGCTAAAGTATACCCATTGGTTAGTAAATGAGAAATGGCGGTGAGTGGACAGAGGCAAGGTGGCGCTCTTTTATAACAAGTGCTTTGCGCTCTGCTACTCGCCGTTATCCTCCTAAGAATAAAACATTAAAAGCTGCGTTTGTTAAAAGACAAATAAGCAAAAAGTCAGGTCGGTTAGCAATGCACTATCGTTGTGCAATGTGTAAGAAACTGTATACGTCTACTGATATTCAGGTAGACCATGTACTCCCTGTTGTAGACCCGCAACAGGGTTTTGTTTCTTGGGATGTGTATATTAATCGTATGTTTTGTGAGCAGGAGAATTTTCAGGTACTATGCAAGCCTTGTCATTTAAAGAAAACCAAGAAGGAAAGAGAATGCACCAAGAAGTCAACGAAGAAGAAGCGTGGCTCATCCACGCCGTCAAAACGTTCGACGAAATCGTAACGTCAGCTAAATATGGCCCTTTGTTTTTTCAGTATCTATCTGAAGACGCAAAGATAGTGTTGATGAATATGACTTTCCTAGAGAGAGCAGGATATAAGGGGGAACTATGCGACTTGCGTTTGGTATGAGATTGATGGCAGGATTTGCTTTTGGATTTGAAGTAAGCCCCTTGGATGGCGTATACCTACAACTATACATCGGCATCCTTGAGCTTACTTTTTTTGACCCTGAATTAGTGGAGGATTAATGGACAACTATCAAACATTTATTGCTAAGAGTCGGTATTGCCGATTCATTGATACTAGTAACAGACGAGAGCACTGGGATGAAACTGTAGACCGCTACATGTCTTACATGGCAAAGCATCTTGACGACAAGCATGGCTATGAGATTCCTAAAGACTTGTACAAAGAACTGCGTGATGCTATCTACAACCTAGATGTTATGCCTTCTATGCGTGCTATGATGACCGCTGGAGAGGCTCTAGAGCGTGATAACGTGGCTGGCTACAACTGTAGCTACCTACCTATTGACGATGTTAAATCCTTTGACGAAGCCATGTACATCCTCCTATGCGGCACTGGCGTAGGATTTAGTGTCGAAAGCAAATATGTCAACAAGCTACCTGAAGTACCTGAACTGTTTAAGAGTGATACTACCATTGTGGTGTCGGATAGCAAAGCAGGTTGGGCTAAAGCATTGCGTCAACTTATTGCATTGCTGTACTCAGGTGAGATTCCTAAGTGGGATGTATCTAAAGTACGCCCAGCAGGAGCACGGCTAAAAGTATTTGGTGGCAGAGCCTCTGGCCCTGACCCCTTGGTTGCGTTGTTTAACTTTGTAATCAACGCATTTAATAAGGCGCAAGGTCGAAAGCTTACTAGTATCGAATGCCACGACATTATGTGCAAGATTGGTGAAGTGGTAGTGGTTGGCGGTGTACGCCGTAGTGCTATGATTAGCTTGTCTGACCTAACTGATGATAGGATGCGACATGCAAAAGCTGGAAGTTGGTGGGAACGAGAAGGGCAACGTGCCTTGGCAAATAATAGTGCAAGCTATAACGAACGCCCCACAGTGGGGGAATTTATGTCTGAATGGCTGGCACTGTACCAAAGCTTTAGTGGAGAACGTGGAATCTTTTCACGACAAGCTGCTAAGGCTACAGTTGCAAAAAATGGACGACGAGACTCAAGTTATGAATTTGGAACTAATCCTTGTTCTGAAATCATTCTCCGCCCATACCAGTTCTGTAACCTCACAGAAGTCGTTGCACGAGCAGACGATACCGAAGCTACCCTAGCTAAAAAAGTACGTCTAGCAGCCATTCTAGGCACTATACAAGCGACTTTAACGTCGTTCCCCTACTTGCGAAAGGTATGGCAGAAAAATACCGAGGAAGAGCGTTTATTGGGCGTCTCAATCACAGGTATCCTAGACTGCCCTATTATTAATAACGCTGATGATGAGGGTCTG